ATGAAGGATTACAACCAAAATATTGTAGTTTATGTCGTTTAGAAGGAATGATAAATATTAAAGCGGCATCATGTTTTTGTAAAAAATCACTACCTTCTTTTAATTATGAAGGATTATCACCAGAATATTGTAGTTTATGTAAAACAATTGAAATGGGTGACGTTCGGCATATTTCATGTAAAACTTATTTGTGTAATATTAGAGTTCAAGAAAAATATGATGGGTATTGCTTTAGGTGTTTTATTCATTTATTTCCAGATAAACCAGTTTCTAAAAATTATAAAACAAAAGAATTTGCTGTAGTTGAATACATTATGAAAATATTTCCAGAATTTACTTGGACTGCTGATAAAATTGTAAAAGACGGGTGTTCTAAAAAGCGTCCTGATTTATTATTAGATTTAGGATATCAAATTATTATTATTGAGGTTGATGAAAATAAACATTGTAAATATGACACTTCATGTGAAAATGCTAGGTTAATGACTATTTCACAAGATTTAGGACATAGACCTATTATATTTATTCGGTTTAATCCTGATGCATATACAAATAATTTAAAAGAGAGAATTAAATCTTGTTGGAATATAACTGCAAAAACGGGTTTAATGAAAATTGCAAATCAAAAAGAATGGACTAATCGTTTAGAACATTTAAGAAAATGTATAGAATACTGGACTAATCCAAAAAATAATTTAGAAAAGACTATAGAAATAGTGCATTTATATTATGATGATTTTGCGTAGATATATAATTAAATAAGTTATTTAATATAAGTATGTCACTTGAATTAAAAAGATTTACCATGAGTTCAATTAGTTTTAAACCAAATGAATCTAATGGTCCTGTTGTAGTGCTAATTGGACGAAGAAATACGGGAAAAAGTTATTTAGTAAGAGACCTCCTTTTTTATCACCAAGATATCCCAATTGGAGTAGTTGTTGCGGGGACAGAGGAAGGAAACGGGTTTTACGGCAAGATGGTGCCCAAACTTTTCATCCATAATGAATACAATACTGCAATCATCGAGAATATATTGAAACGACAAAAATCGGTGTTGAAACAAATAAAAAAGGAAGTCGAGACTTTCAAAAAAAGCACAATCGACCCTCGCGCATTTGTTATATTGGATGATTGTCTTTATGATGGTGCATGGACTCGCGATAAGATGATGCGTCTTCTCTTTATGAATGGTCGTCACTGGAAAATCATGCTAATTATCACAATGCAATACCCATTAGGTATTCCTCCAACACTTCGCACCAATATAGATTACGTTTTTATTCTGAGAGAACCATATATTGCAAATCGGAAAAGAATTTATGAAAATTATGCGGGCATGTTTCCGACTTTTGAAGCATTTTGTCAAGTAATGGACCAATGCACTGAGAATTATGAGTGTTTAGTCATAAATAATAATGCAAAATCGAATAAATTACAAGACCAGGTATTTTGGTATAAAGCGGATGCCCATAATGACTTCAAATTAGGGTCAAAAGAGTTCTGGGAATTATCAAAAGGCATGACAGATGATGACGAAGAAGAGCAATACGACCCAAATAACACCAAAAAACGCGGACAAGGACCTAAAATCAATGTAAAGAAGAGCAAATGGTAAGGAGTTTTTGCTTTTGTTGCAACAAAAGCAAATTAATATCGTGCTTTACGCTATCGTAAAGCAAGATAGTATCAAATAAATAATTAATTTACTGCATATATCATCGCAACACAATCGCTTTCCCAACCGGGAAAGCGATTTCATATATTGCTTGTTGATTTTTAAAACAACTTATAACTTAAACAATATAAAGACATATCATATAACTAAGTATAATGGAAGAACTAAATATCGTTGACTTAATTGAACATAACCCAATTACAAAACTATCTCAATCATATAATGGTAAATTATTAACTAAATTACAAGAAGGATTTAGTAATTTTGAACAACAATTATTTGTATCATCGTTTTATTGCTATCTTAATTACAATTCTAAGACTGATTTTGTAGTAAATTTAGATGATATATGGAAATGGATAGGATTTGGGCAAAAAGTAAATGCAAAGCGTGTATTAGAAAAATATTTTATTATAGATATAGACTATAAAATCTTGCTTTGCCAACTGGCAAAGCAAGATTCTGAAGAAGAAACAAAACATGGCGGACATAATAAAGAAACTATTATGCTAACAGTAAAAACATTTAAATTATTTTGTTTAAAAGCAGGAACAAAAAAAGCAGATGAAATTCATGAATATTATCTAAAAATGGAAGAAATAATTCAAGACACAATTAATGAAGAAAGTAATGAATTAAAACTACAGCTAACCGCAAAAGACACTGAGATTCAAAATATTCAAAAAACTTCAGAACAAGAGAAGCAAGAACTAATTCTGCTGCAATTTCCAATAAATACGGAATGTGTTTATATAGGCTCAATAGAGAATACAAATAGCAATAATGAAAAATTAATTAAATTCGGACAAAGTAATAATCTATCAGTTAGAGTTCAAACGCATAAAAAAGATTTCACAAATTTTAAATTAATAGGAGCATTTAAAGTACAAAATAAAGTAGAAATTGAAAATGATATTAAAAAACATGCCAAAATTAAAAAACAAATTCGGTCATTGACTATAAATGATAAAAATTATACAGAATTAATTTCAATAGACGAGACATGTACTATCAGTAAAATAAATACATATATTAAAAGTATTATTGAATTAAAAGTATGTAATATAGATAATTTTAATTTATTAGTTAAAAAGAATGAAGAATTAACAAGTGAAAATTATATGCTAGATGATGCAGTGAAACAGCATAAAAAGACAATTGACCAGCATTTAGTAAAGATTAATGAATTAGAAGAAATAATTAAAAAACGTGACGAGAGAATAGAATTTTTAATGGAAGAAGAATCGGATGAAAAAAAAGAAAAAGAAGTAAATCCATTATTACCACAAACAGAATTAACTCAAAAATTTGATACATTTGTATCAGAAGAATGTATTGTGAGAGTTGATGTTGAAGTTAGTTCAACTGATATTGAAGCACAGTTTCGTATTTGGATGAAAACAAAACCTACCAAAGAAGTATATCATGAATTTAAATCTTATTTAAATATTAAATTTAAACCTAAAAGACTGAATGACCAGAATAAAAATCAACTAGTGCATGGATTTCAAGGCATTATGTTAAAACCAATTGAATACAAAAAAAGATTAATTAATTCTGACCCCGAGAATTTTATATTTAATATTTGCAATTTTGCTCCAAATAATAGAATATTAAATATCGTTTTACTTGATGAATATAAAAGATGGAAAAAATCCCTCAATAAACCATCTATTTCAGATAAAGAGGATATGAAAGAATTAACCACTTATTTAGAACAATGTCCTTATGTACAAAAAGGTTCTTTATGGATAGGTGCAAATAGTGATACAAAAAAAGTATTAGAATCAGTTGACTCCAAAAGCAATTATGGATATTATGGAATATCTTTAAAAACAGATGACCAATATGTTCATAAAGTAACCAGTTCTACTGGAAAAAAGGTAAATAAAATAGAAACATCGACTGGTGCAATATTAAATACATGGGAAACAATCGCTAAAGCCGCAGCATATGAGAAGATATCCCCTGCTAAAATGTCGCGGTCTATATCAAATAATACCAAGTTTGCCGAAAATTACCATTATATTACTAAATAAAATTGAAATATAAATAAAGTTATTTATTATTGTTAATTAACAAATGTCAAAAATAACCATGTTTTTAATTCTACTATGCATCGCCTTATCAAATTCATTTGACTTAAATGAATTTTATAAAAAAGAGTTGAAGAAACTTACAACTATAGTTATTGAAGATTTACTTATAATAATAACAGAACAATTAAATGATATAATTATTACTACAAATAATACAAATAATACAAATACTTATTCTACCTCTTCTTAGCAAAAGGTCCACTCAATAATTCACTCTGTCCATTATCTGTTTTACCTGTAATAATATTTTCTCCTTCAAATAATTCATTACGAATATCTGCAGATGAAACTTCATTCTCATTAGTAGTTGTTGCTGTTGTAGCAAAAGACGATTCTTGAGTATTCATATTTTGAATACCAACTAAATTTCCACTTGCATCAATATTTTGTGTTAATGATGCACCCGTTTTTTCAGCTAGTCGAATATTTTCACTAATTGCTTGTTTCTTTGATTCACGAACTCTTTCATCAAATGCACTTTTAGCAAAAGATTCATTCTTTGTTTTTTCATGCATTAATTGATTCAATTCATCTTCAATATATTCAACACGACCTGTCTTGTATGCTTCAGGGTCCCATGGCATCCAAAGTCCAACAGGTCCAACAAAAACATCATGATTAGGGTCAAGTTCACGCAACATTTTACATCTTAATTCAGCTTCTTCTAAGGTTGGATAAACACCTCGGACTTTCAACCCTCTAGTAGATGTTTGAAAATTAAATTTAGTATTGAATTTATTTTCCAGGTCTTCTTCT